CGTTCTCCGTCACTTTCTCGAACAGTGAGTCGAACAGATCCCGGAACTCGGAAAACGTGGAATTGTCGACCTTCCCCGCCAGCAGCGCGGTAAGTCTTGCCGCCTCGATATGCTCCCCCATGTCTGGCGACGAGGCGGCGGAATATGCGGATGGTGCCGGATTTCCCTTGCTTTTCAGTTTTATTTTAACTTTAGTCAGTGCCATGTGTCGTTGTGTCAGATGTTGTCGATACTTCTCATTCTCACTGTCGCCGCGCCCTGCTGCAGGTCACGCGACACGCTCACCGGATAGAAACGCCGCCTCCGCATCGCCGGAATCGTGTAAACCCACATCATGGGATTGTTGCTGCCCGTCCTGATCGACTGCTCTATCTCCACATGCGGTCTGTGACATTCCCGGTAGTACCAGTCCACATAGAGCTGTTCCGGCTTTGCCTGGACTCCGAGACGCGGATCCCACACACTCAGCAACCCCGTGCCGCTGTCTGCGTCTATCGCCGTACTGTTGCGCGTCACATCCCGTACCCCGAACGATGCCCGCTCTTCCGCTGTAAGGTCGGAATGTATGCGCATCGTTATGTCATCCTTGGGATTGATGAAACTTTCGTCAGTGTCGGAGACATAGACAAGGTCGTTTTCGTTCAGCGGATCATTCCCTGCATTGTCACTTATTATCCGGATGTTGAAATCCTTGAGCCAGATTCCTGAAACGTAGTTCAGAAGCAACAGGGAGGAGTCCTGCTGTCCGGTTTCGGTATTGTCGGGCATCGTGAACAGGTCGCATGGCATATCCAGATCCATGTTTAACGGCCACAGCGTGTCGGTCTCCGGACCGAGGATCAGGAACGTCACCTCTCCGTGAAGATTGTCGCTCTTGCGTATCGGGATTATTGTCCCTTTGGCATCGAGCTGAAGCGAGTAATGCGCATTTTTCCAAATGTCGTATTCCTTGCCGATTATGTAATCTCCGATTTTCGGATCAAAACCGATGGTGAAACTCTGGGCGAGAAACTCGCCGCGGTCGGCGCATTCTCCGATGGTGTGGAACCTCTCCCAACGGTAGGAGTCGGTCTCACCGGGTCTTGTGTGTTCCACCAGACATTTGTCACCTACAATCAGCATGCATCTCAGTGCCCTGATTTTCGAAAAGACATCTTTTTCAATAAAGGAGTCGCCGGTGTATACTGATCTGTATTCCCCGCGTTTCAATGCCTCTTCCTCGCAGAATACATCGAAACCCATATTGGACACCCACAAGCTGAAATCATTGATTTCCGGAGTGTCGCCGGGATTCTGCGCCTTGTAATACTCACGGTAGAACCGCCGGAGGTCTCCCTCTTTGTATTTCGTTACTGGCACCTGATTGAAATCGACCACCTCCTTGCTCGGCCTTATGGTGTCTGAAACGGGTGCAAACGCTATTTTTCCGGATATGTCGAGATATCGGGTCGTGGTGTCGTCTGCCGGAGAAAGCTGCATGTATCCGCCGGAGAAAGCGGCACGGGGAACCGAAAGGTCGAGCATATTTTTGAACTGTTCGGATATATGTCCTATAAAATCAGATTTTGACCGCTCGATGCCGTCACCCCCGACACCGATCACCATATATTTCTCCCTCTCTGAGTCAATGGCGATGCTGTTGTCTTTCTTCTTGGGTTCCGTCTTTCCTCCGGTCAGTTCCACGAACATCGCCCCCTGTGTCCTGTTCACGCCATCGGGATAGCGGTTCTGCCACGTGTCGCCGAAACTGTAGAAATCATCCGCAAGCTTTGCGGCGGAAAGGGGAATCATGCAGTCCCATTTTTTCGACTGCGCGGTGCGCCCGAAGAGCCGCCACCCTTTCGCCTCAAGAACACGGATCCACCACTCGCGCATCCAGTAGCTCTCTTCTCCTGCCGGATATATGAGATTTGTGCCACGGGATGAAAGAAACAGCGATCCCTCGCGTGTGGGGTCTCCCTTGGTGAATGAAAATTCCTTCAGATAAAGCTGGTTGCCGGAGAAAGGGCTCGAATATGAGTCATCGCCGAGAGGATCGGGGATAAAATCATCAATCTCTTCTGTCTCGCATGTCACCTCTATCCGGTTGAACACCTCCCCTATGTCGAGCTTTGAGTTACTGCCGTATGCCGTGCGCTGTGTCACCGCATAGACGCTTGCGTTTTTCAGGTCATCCCATGAAAAAACAATCACGCGGTCTCCGTCATGGGCGATATGGAGATTGAGATAACGGAGGCATTCCGTCACCACCTCTTCGGCGGTCCACACTGATTCCTCGTCATCCCCCATGAAACGGCGTTCGTCCACGAGGATGCCGTCGAGCGCCGACACCCCTCCTTCTTCGACAAGAGGCGCGGAGATCACATCGAGACTGTCGATGTCCACAAGCGCGAGCGCACGTGTCAGAATATCGCGGATCGTGCGCTGTGCGCACTCCGTGATCGCTTCCTGATATGTCGGGTTGCCCGACATGGTTTCGCGCCATGTGAGCCACTGAAGCGCGCCCAGACGGTCGATGCAGTTCACCTCCAGTGTGTCAAGCGCGGAGTTGTAGCCCTGCGAATAGGTGCGCGGCAGGATGAAACCGTCAAAAACGGTGTGCTCCCCCACTTTCATCACCACTGTCGCCTCGCGGCAGTCGCTCCGGAAGAGATCCGGCACGAAGTCGCGAGCCTTCAGGCGGACGATTGCCGACTGCCGGAGGATTACATCGAAAATGTCGTTTGTCTCACCCTCGATGGTCAGAGCTTCCTCGGAATCGAGCATCAGACCCGATTCGGGCGCGCCGATCTCGATGTGTCGGCTTCTGTCGTTGCCCGTTACGATCTCCACGGAGACAACGCGTCCCGCTGTGTCATATGTCTTGCCGGTGTATAACATCTTTTTTCGTTCGTTTTTATCGGTTTTTTCTGCCGCTCGCGCTTCCTATGCGCCGGCGGTTAACCATGCATAGCTCTATGTCGGAACCGCGCAGCCGTCCTGTCACCTCTATGCGCTGTGTCCCCGCTCCTGCGTCCGGAAGCAGCTCCCGGAGCTTGTTGAGGGGGGCGATCACCTCGGGGTTGTTCGATGCTCCGGCGTATTCGCCCACAAGTGCCATTGTCGGACCGGACACGATGCCGCCGCTGGCGAATGCCGTGACCTGTTTTATCTGCGCCACCGCCGCGACGGCTGTGGCGAGTCCGGAGATGGCGAACGCTATCCATTCCCACGGAGACCCCTCGCCGCCTTTTTTTGCGGAGGCGGCGGCGAAGCCCGCCATTACGTTGGCGATGGCTCCGGCGATGATGCCGGCGATGTTCAGAACCGGACTCTCCATCGCGTCTCCCATTGCGGAAAAGGCGGAAGCAGCGGAACGCCCTACATCTGCAACCCCTTTGAGGTTGTTTTGCAAAGCGTCTGTGGCATCGTTCGTGTTATTGACCACCCGGGGAAGTTTGCCGAGTTCCTTCTGCAGCGCGTCCGCGTCCACCTTGACATCAAGGGTGAGATCCATGGAGCGGCCTTTTTTGCGGAGGTCGGTCATCAGGTCACTTTTGATGATTATGTCAATCACCTCAAGCCGTATCCCTTTCTCTTTCTGCCTGAGCGTGTCGATCTGCCGCTGTATCTCCGCCATATCCTGCGGGTCGACCTGCAGCTTCAGTTTCCCCTCCAGTTCGGAGACCTGCTTCTCTATGTCGGCGAGCGATCCGGCGGGTATGACCGTGTCCGTTTTCGGACTGCCGTGCGGCTCAGTTCTCCGAGGCGTGCCTGTTTTCAGTTTGTTGGCGTTCTCTGCCATCTGCTTCTGAATATCCGCAAGCTCCTCTTTGTCCCTGTTTATGGTTTCTTCATAATGCCGGTCAATGGAATCGTTGACCTTTATCAGGTTTTCCGTGAATTTGGCGAGAGCCTTGAAGCCATTTTTTCCTGTGGTGACAGGCTTTGGGCGTTTTTCGGCGTTTTTCTGGCGTGCTATCTCTTTTTCGGCTATGTCGTTGGCAATTATCCTCGCTTTCGCCTCAAGCACCATCTGCCGGGCGTAAAGCTCCGAAGCGGAAGTCAGCTTGTCATACCAGTCTTTGACTGAGGAGAAACAACCCATTGTGTCGCCGTATACACCGTTTAGCTCCTCTACTTTCTTTCGCTCTTCCTCTTTCGAGCCTTTCCAGTTCTTTAGCTCCGCGATATGGCGGGTTATCTGGGCGGTGGCATTCTGCATCGCCTGGTCCACGCTCTTTTGCGCGTCCGACACCTCGGTCACGGCATTCGCGGTGTCCTGTGCCGCGTCCTCGACCCCGTTGAGCTTGTTGACGACAAAAGCGAGACCTTCGCCAAGTGCCCAGATGGCGGCTCCTACACCGGTCGAGATGAGGGCGGTCTTCACGACCATCATCGATGCCTTGAATGTCAGGGCGAAAGTCTTGGTGAGAACCGTGTTCGCCTGCATCGAGACCCCGAGCACCTTGACATCAACCGAAGTTGCACGGCACGCCGCGCCGATTGACTTGATTCTCCCGGGAATGCCGTTTATCATCGTCCCCACTTTGACGAGATTCGAAAAGCCGAGAACCGTCTGGTTTATGAACGTGATGCCAGGCTGCAGCTCCTTCACCATCCCCCCGAGTCTTTCCTGAAGGTCTCCGATGTTGTTTGCCGCCTGTTTCATCTTGCCGCTGGGGGTGGCGGCAAGCGCGGCGTTCATCTCACCTACGTTGTTGGTGATGATTTTCGCAAGCGCGGCGGCGCGCTCCTGTTCCGTGCCGTATTTCACGGCTTTCTCCTCGGCTTCTGTAAATGTTATGCCCACGCGCCGGAGTGCCGCCGTCTGTCCCTGCATCGCCTTGCCGAGAAGGTTCCCGATATTGACCGCATCGCCGCTTGTGGCGTTCAATCCTTTCTGCTGCGCCACAAGATTGTTCATCGCGGGGATAAGCGTTTCCAGTGCCTCGCGTGTCTGCAGGAAAGTGGAGATCTGCTGTGCACCCGCGAGCTGCACTTCATCGCCGATAACCCCGAGTTGCTGCTGTGCCGAACAAAGATCCTTGATGCTCTGTATCTCCGCCTCGGTCGCACTCATGCGCTGCCGCATGACTGTCTCCAGCTTGGTCTCTGCCTCGACCTGCACATCATATGCGTCTGTCAGACTCTTCATCATCCCCTGCATGGATGACAGTGCCCCGGTGATCGCGTCGAGACCGAACGAGACTTCCCCAAGATCCTTCAGGGATTGCCTCACACTGACAGTCTCTTTCAGCGTGCCCTGCATCACTTTTTTCAACGCGTCCGCGTCCATCGTGAGCTTCTTGAGTCCGTCTTTGCCGTCCTCGATCACGAAACCTATGGAGATAGTCTTGCCCGACATAATTTTTTTACCGTTTATGCGTTATATTTTAAATATCGTTAATTCATTCATTCACTGTTCACCTTTAAAGAAAAACCGGACAAATGAAAAAGGCAGGATTCACAATCACCCGAAGCAGGCGACCTTTGCTCGACCGTATGTTCGAGCCGTTGAAAAGCAACCGGTCTTTTCGTTTTATTTATCTGCTTGCCGGTCTCAACGGCTTCCTTTTCGGCATATATTTCCTGCTGAAGGGCACCGGTCTCTCAGGATGGGAATGTGTCCGGAACTGGGCTTTCAGTGCCGGGTGCTTCTGCATCTTCTTCGCGCTGGGCTGGATTTATCGCAGATGGTATAACACATCGAAGAGCAAATGCTTTGCCCGGAACCTCACCGATGAGGAAATCAAGGGGAGGGAGCCGGTCTTTGAACCCTGCGCTTTCGGCGGCATCACGTTCAGACTCCAGAACCCCAGGAACCTTGACGGGGAGCGTTTCACTGAAATCTACGGAACAAAGGAAGAATCCGACAGATAAAACCGGTTGCGGGATCAGCCCCATTTTCGCAGAGCTTCCTCGGCTCTGCGTTTTCTTTCTTCCATCGTGATCTCCTCAACGTGTCCCGTCCCTTTCTCCCAGGGAAACGGCAGCAGGCTCTTCGGCGTTATCCGGTTCTTGACATGCGGCTGGATCATGATTGCCGCCTCCATCCGCATGATTTCCCACCGTTCGCGGCTGAGCCTCTCCTGCTCGTCCCGGTGCGCCTTGCTTATCCAGTAGAACTGCTCGGGAGAAAGCCGGCAGAAGTCCGTGCGGCTCATTCCCAGGACTCCGACCGCATACCCGAACAGCTCTAAGATTCCGGGCTGTCTTTTTTTTTCACCTCTTCGCCTTTTTCCGGATTCTCCTCATTCCTCTGGCTCTCGACATATGTCTCTTTCCATTTCTTGAGTTCCTCAGGCGTGAGACGGTTCGCAAACTGCTGCGGGGTGTAGTTCATCGCGATTCCCGCCGTCTCGGATGCTGCCGCCGTGCCTGCCCATAGAAGCTTGATCAGATCCGAAAGACTGCCCATGTCGGCTTCCGTCGCCTCGCGTCCGGTCTCTTCCTTGAAGATAAGCATCGCGCCCAATGAGATCTCGACGGGGAAAGACTCCCCGGTTGTCAGTGTGATAAAATGTTTTTTCATGTTTCCCGATATTTGAAAAAAATAATTTGTATTGGTGAAGTGCGGCGGCAGCCAGCCCCCGCTCTCCTTTTTTTTCAGTTTGCTGGCGCCTCACCCTCGGAGAGTGCGGTCTCGTCAAGAATTTCCGGTGCCCCGTTGTTGCTGAACGATGCTGAGTAGGTGGAATCCGTACCCGCGTCGTCCGTGCGCTCCAGCGAGTCTATTATCACGCTCCCCTTGAAATAGGGTTTGTCTGCTGTCTCGCGCTCCATGCACTTGGCGGTTACCGGTTTTCCGGTCTTCCATGCCTTTAAGAGCTTGGCGTAGCCTGCCTCTTTCTCTCCGTAGAACACAAGACCGTCGGTGCTGATCGATATGCTCAGACCGGTCACGGTCTTCTCTTTGAAGAGCGAGGCGGTGATCGGGTCATCTGCCGGTGCCTTGACGGCATGGTCGGTGGTCTCCGAGCTGCACGTCATCTTGTGTGAGGTGCAATGTCCGATTGCCACGTCTTCGATATAGAGCAGCATGTCGCTGCCGTTGCAATATCCTTTTTTCATCTTATTCTCATTTTGAAGTTAAGTAACTTTATATACGCGCCTTCCTGATAGTCTTCGGTCTGGTCGGTCATCATGCAGTGCGAGACCAGCATCCCGTGGGAGGTCTCCCCGCTCAGCCCGTCGAGCGTGGCGCGCACGGCTTCCGCGATATCCACACACGCCGGGTAGTCTCCGGCTATGCAGTAGATCTCCACAGCCACCATGTCGGAGACAGTCCCCGTCTTCACCGGTGTCGGCTCAAGAGCCTCCACCAGATAGCACACTGCCGGAGACTTTATCTCCGTTGTCGAGACAAGGGGAAAAATCCTTGTGACTCTCGATGTGACGGCTTCCGATTCCGAAAGCGCCTCGTAAATGGCAAGACCTGCCGACAGTCCGGTGCGCGGCAGTCTATCTGAATGATCCTCCATATTTCAAAGCTGTTTTTTCGACATAGCTGACCATTTGCCTCTGCAGGTCTTCCGATGCCGTCTGTAATGCCGTTCCCTTGGCTTTCTCCATGAACCGGAATGCGGGCATCGCTCCGGTGCGTCTCCCTTTCCCTTTGCGTTTCCAGGATATGCCGCAGAAGCTGCCGCTTCTGGTGGTGCGGCGTTCGGCGGTTCCACCCTCCGCCCAGAGCGGCACAATGCGCAGCCGCTCTTTACGGCGGGCTTCGGTCAGTTCCCGTCCGGTCTTCGAACCGTAGTTGACACGCCTTTTTTTTGTGCCCACTGTCACTTTGAAGCCGAGTGCCTTCTTGTATACCACAACCCGGATGCCTTTCTCGACATCGCGGTTGCTCCGCAGACCGGATGAGCGAAGCTCCTTCACGGCACCGGCGCGGACGTTCGACGCCGCCGCCCGGAAAGCGCCGCGCATGGCGGTGCGCCGCTGCTTCTCTCCCAAAGATTCGAACATCCGCCGGAGCCGTGTGTCGTCATATGTGAAATCTGTTCCCATACTGTCAGTCGTTCACCCGTTCGCATGATATGCGCAGCATGCCGTTGGCGGGATCGGGGAAGACCCCGACAATGGCATACAGCGTGCCTGTGGCTGTGTCCTCTACCCGCATAGTGTCTGTGAGACGGTGCTGGATGCGCAGCCGGTATTCGGCGCGGTAGTCTGTGAATAGCTCGCGATTCTCCACGCGTGCCGTGGATGTGTGCCTTACCCTTTCGGCAAGAATCACCCGTCCGCGTTCCCACACCGTGCGGTCCGCACCCGTGCCGGGGTCGGTGGTGTGTACCGGGCGATAAACCCTTAGCAATGGCTTGAGATTACCCGCTTTCATACCGTCAGCCGCTGATATGGTCTCACAAGATACTCGAGCGTAAGGTTAGGACGCTCCCTCCCTTCGGGGTTGGCATAGTGGTCGGCGACAAACACCAGGACCGCGAGCCGGAGGTCTTCGGGCCATTCGCCGCCGCCGATCTCCACGAGTTCCTCGCGTGTGCGGTTCACACGCGACAGGACGAACGCCTCCCCCTGACGCTGCAGGGAAAGAAGAAGACTGTCGGTCGCGGGGTCTTCGAAGTCAATGCGGCATTGCTGCCTGAGTCTCTCCAGATCTGTCATCGCGTTCGGTCTTTATGGTTTTACACTGAAGCTTTAAGAAGCGTGTAGACTTCCGGACGTACCGTGGCGGTGCCGAAATCCACATTAAGAGTGAACTTCACCATGTTGGATGCCGCTCCGGTGTAGGGGTCTACGATAAAGTAGAAGTCGCCGAACTGACCGGCTACCTGATAGCGGAAGTCGCCGAGTCCGATGTTACCCTCTCCGATCGCGCTGTGGCAGAACACCGGAAGCCCGCAGAGACGGTCGTTCTCGATACACATGATGCCGCTTCCCGCGTCTTTGGGCGTTGCCTCAAGCTCTGCCTTCATTGACTCGGTCATCACCCATGCCATGTACTGCGATTTCACACCCTTCGAGAGGAGCGCGGCTTTCTCTTTGTTGAGCGCCTTGAAGTTCAGGGCGACCGCTTTTGCAGTCTTGCCGACAAAGGGACCGGTAATGGCGCAGTTCTTGTTCACCTTCTCCGGCGAAAGGATGATCTTGTTCATCTTCTCGGCGATTGCGCGGGGAAGAAGTTCGCGGATGATGCGCTCCAGTTTGCCGTCGGAGTTGAAAAGCGACTCGCGGGTCGCCGATACGGAAACACCGATGCGCTGGGTGACTGTGGGTACCTTGTCAAGGTTGATCTTCTGGTCATCGAGTTCCTCTGCCTCTCCGGCTATCTGTGCCTCCACAGCCTCCACGACCGGCCATTCGTAGCCGCCGCGGCATCCGGTAGGCATCTGAATGCCGATTTTGTTGTAGATCAGATCCTCGGTGAGGGGCATGGTCACGTCCTGGATCGTGATGGGGAAAAGCGCGCCCGCCTTGATATCGTCTGTCGTCATCAGTTTGGCGACATCAGGAGATGTCGGGTCGGTGCCTTCCTCCCTTACCTGAAGCTCTATGGCGCGTCCCGCCGTCGATATGGCGCGTATTGCCGCGCGATACGCCTGCATTCTGCTCAGGGGCTTGGGTTCCGCGCTTTCAGGCATTGTGGCGCTCATCTGCATCAATAGATAGGTCTTCTCTCTTTCAAGCTGGGCTATCTCGCCCTTTTCGGTGTCTGTGAGGTCTCGCTCCTCTGTCTTCATCGCTCCCGCGATGGCTCTGAGCCGTGCGTTGATCTCGGCTACTCTTTCATAATTCTTTTTCATGAATGGAAAAAATTAAAAATGGTTGATAATCTTTAAAACTCCCGGGATTTCGAGAAGAGTTCCTCGATGGTGCGCTGGCGGCGGCGTGCCTTCTCCTGTTCGAGCTGCCCGGCGCGGAACTCCTCCTCGATGGCGCGGGTGGTCTGCGCCTCGGTCTGAGGATACGCCGGAAGGGGGGTCAGCGTGAAGTCGTGCACCGAGCGCATCCGCTTCACCGTGTAGACCACGTATTCCTTGCCGTCGCGGGTCTCGGACTGCCGCTCTACCTCGCTGCGGTCTCCATAGTTGACGGTAAAGGCGAACGAGCAGCCGGTGATGTCTCCGCGCCTGATCGCCTCCAGTGCCACACGTCCGTCTTCGGTGTCGGGCGCCTCGAAGCTGAAATGCACCCCGTCGTCGCGGATCTCGTAGGTCAGCGAGCCTGATCCGCGAAGCGAGCGGGCGAGAAGCCGGCGGTTGTCGTGATAGAGTGTCATCAGTATCGTGGAAGCGTCAAGAAGCTCGCGGGTCACGGCTTCCGGGGCTATCACCTCCCGGATCTCAAGCTCATCGTCTTCATAAAGCGGCTCCGATTGGCTGTTGAACACTATCGCCACACCCTCGATGATGCGCGATGACTCCTCCCCGCCCGTCTCGCGGACGCGTACATTGCCCGGAAAAAAGGTTTCCCGGCGTTTGATTCCCTGTATTCTATTCATCTTTGTCGGTTTTGTCGTTTGTCTTGCTGATGTCTGTCGCCGCGCCTGCCTCCGACACGGGGCGCAGATTTGCGGAAATGAGGGGGATGTCGCCTCCCTCTACCCCTTTCATGCCCATGGAGGCGCGTGCCTCGTTGACGGTCATGGTGCCGGTCTGGATTCTTTTCTCCGTATAGCGCATCCGGCTCTCAAGGTCGGCGGCGTAAAGCTCTTCCTCGGCAAAGCGGAAACGCCGTTTCCCCCATTGCGTGGAAGGAATCAGCTTCCGTGTCAGTTCGTTCTCGATCTGCCTGAGCATCGGGCACAGCGTGTCGGTCAAAAATGAGGAATAGGCATTCTCGGCGCTCTTGTAGTTGAGCGATGTGTCATCGAACACAAAAGAGGGATGCACACCGAAGAAGCGGCACAGCTCGCGCACGGTGAATTTGCGCGTCTCCAGTGCCTGCATGTCGGCGGCGGTCATCGAGAAACTGTGATACTGAGCCTTGCCGCCTACGGCGAAGACGCGTGTCCCTCTCCTGATGTGCGCCGACATGTCATCTGCCATTGCCTGAAGCGCCGATGTCTGGTATTCGCCGAAGCCGGGGGTGCCCTGCTCGTTGGTGATGAATCCCATGCTCGTTCCGCCGTTGGCGAAAGTGGTGAGGGTGTTGCGGTCGGCGGTCCCGGCTATCGATGTGACCGTCGATGCGAACCGGATCACGCTCACGCCGTCGAGTCCGTTGAGCGTGCGTCCTTTGATGCGGATGATATCCGTCTCGTCATATTCGCGCGATGTCAGACCCTGCGACATGTCTTCCACCAGATAGCGGCCGAGCGACACGCGGTGTGCCGTGTGCGGGCTGCAAAGCACCAGACGCATCAGCCGCCCCGTTATTTCCGAATACTGGGGCACGATGTATGCCTCGCCGTGGAAAAGCGTGGTGAAAATGAGCTGCCGCCAGAAGTCGAAACCGGAGGTGTATTCGTTTGGCGAAAGACGGAGCAGCCATGCCGTCGTGTCTTCCTGCGCCGTAAAGATGCCGTCCTGCTTTTTCTCGTAGAGCAGCGGAAGCTTTGCCACGCTGTCGCTCAGAAAGGCGGCACAGCGGTAGACGGTCGACAGTGTCAGCGACAGTTCCGCGCTGTCGAGCCTTACAGGTTCGGCGGATTCGATCACGCCGCGCCCGCCCGGTGTCGCGCTTATGAGCTTCGCTCCGCTTCTGAAAAAGAAGTTTTTTATTTTGCCGATTGTTGCCATACATAAATCGGCTGTCGAAAAACAGGGAGTTGGCACCAATTGGCACCACTTTTTGTGTGAAAAGGGCGATTTTTAACGTCTGTTAACTAAAATCCCGTGTTTTTTGTGTGTTTTCCGTTCTCATTGCCCCTCGGCGGGCTGCCACGATTCGGCAAAGAGTTTATGGCACATCAGCTTTGTGATCACGCCGTCTATCTTGCCGTTGTGATATTTTTTCATGGGCTTGCGGTTGTTCATCCGGTCTATCTCAAGACAGGCGTTTGCGAAACAATAGGCATTGATGGGGTTGTCGTCGATGAAGATGTGTCCGGTGCGGATGCCCACCTCGAAACTTTCACAGCTTGAGGTGAACGCCATGAAGCTCTGCCCCACACCTTTGAGCACGGAGGATGCTCCGGCGGCGGCGAGCATGTTGAGACATTGGCGGCTTTTGGCGGGGTCGTAGCCGATGGCGATCACGCGTGTCGGACCGTTGAGCCTGAGCACGAGATCCACTATCGCCCGGTAGTCTATGACTTCCCCATCTGTGAGGATCAGGTGCCCTTCGTCCGCCCAACGGCGGTATAGCCGGCGGTTGGCGTGGGTCTCCAGACACACGCGGGGCATGAAGTAATACGTCTTGTAGTAGAAGGTGAATTTCCGGGGGTCATACGCTCCGAGTGTCACGCATGAGAAGTCATCGCGCACGGAAAGGTCAAGCGCGATGGTGGAGACCCAGCGGTCGGGGAAACGGGCGGGGTCTATGTGGCGGGTGGCTTTCTGTATGCATTCGGAGTCAAGCCATGTCGATGTCTCGTTCACGCAGAATTCGTTCAGAAGCTTTGTCCGGAACGTGAGCATGTTCTCAGCCGACATCTGCGCGGTCTCCCATTCCGTCTCGTAATAGTCTTCCTGAATGGTGACCCCGATGTGGGGCTGCACCTTGCGCCATGTGCGCGGGTCATCGGGACGGTCATCGACATCGGGCATGAAGAGGGAGGCGAACATGCGGTCGTTGGCGAACTCTCCGCGCAGAACTCCTTTCGCGCCCTCTATCTCGTGGGCAAACGGTCCGTCCACGACCTCGGAGGCGGTGGAGATCACAACGGTCAGTGGTTCGAGTCGCGCTCCCATCGACGAGGTGAGCACGTTCTTGAGGTCGGATCCGTTTGCGCCGGGTGTGTTGCGTGCCTGTGCGTATTCGTCGATGATGGCGAGACTGGCGTTGAGACCGTCACGCGTCCGGGCGTTGGCGGCGAGACATTCCGCCATGCTGTTGCGTGTGCCGTCATTGAAGAAAATCGCCTCGCGGTTCACCTTGACGTTGCCGCTGTCGCCTTCTATGTCGCGGACTATGCGCCGGATCTCGTCAAAACAGATCTTTGCCTGCTTGTAGGAGTTCGCCCCTACGTATGCCTGTGAGTTGTTGTCGCCGAAATAGAGGTCGTAGACCGCCAGCGAGGCGGCGGAAGTGGTCTTGCTGAATTTACGGGGCACGAAGATATATGCCAGACGCACCAGCCGCAGACCTTTGTCGTTGTCGAATCCGAAGATGCTGGCGAACTGGAAGCATTGCACGGGGGTCAGCCGGTAGCGAGTCGGTCCATGGGTGCCGGAGAAGCGCAGCAGTTCGTAAAAACGGAAAAACCTCCTGACGCGTTTCCTGTTCCAGACATAGCGGTCAAGAAGCTCATGAAAGCGGACGATCCCGAGTATCTCGTAGAGGTTGTGCGCGTCCGGATCCGCCGCCACCGCCGTGCAGTATTCCATGATGCGGGGGTCGGTGTCGTCGAGCTGCCGCCGGTGCCGCTCCCATCCGGAGACGAGGCGCGGCAGACGCGCCGACAGCGTGCGCTTCAGCTCTCTGTCTCTCCGTTTCTCTTCGTCAGTCGTCATCGCGCTCAAGTGCCGCGAAGAAGGAGTCGCGGCTGCTCTCTGTCTTTGGTTCCATTTTGCCGGACATGTTCAGTCCGAGTGATTTCAGGAGGGCGGTGTAACTCTCCATCTGGCTTTTGTAGGCGGTGAAGATGGGATTCACGCCGAGACGGAGATCGCCCTCGCGGCTCACCACTGTCTGAAGGGCGCAAAAACGGTCTATGTCTTCCCACATCACCTGTGACGCGCCCCAGAGCTGCGCGGCGGCGCGGATCTGCGGCTCCAGCGATTCCGTGTAGGCGCCGAGTTCCCGGAGGGAGCGGCGCAGGGTCTCGGCGTGTTCGGCGGCGATGGCGGAGGCGCGGGGACCGCGGTAGGTCCTGAGGTCCGAGTCTTCTTCCGGTGCGGCGGGTGTTTCCTTTTCGCCGTGGGTCGTGTGTGTCTCCTCTTGTGCCGGTCGCCGCGCCTCCTGCCGTGCCGCACGGTTGGAGGAGATGATCATGTCGCACTGCTCCGCGAAATCGGGGTCGCTCTTGCGCCACTTGTAGTAAGTGTCGCGGGCGATCCCGATCTCCTTGCAGGCATCGGAAATCCTGTAACCTTTGCCAAGCAGTACCATGAGCTGTCTCTTCTCTTCCATCCTTGCGCTGTGTCTACGCGTTTTTTTTCTACATTCCGTTTTTCTACATTTCTACATTTCCCCCACGCGTTCCGGTTTTTGCCCGCGTGTGAAAAAAGGGGCAGCGTGAGGTTTTACGAGGGGGCCCCGGTCGCCGAAAAACAGCCCCCCGGGGTCTGTGTTCCGTAGAAACGGCGGGCGAACAGGTCAGCTTCGGCACGTTGTCGGCGTGCGTTCTCTTCGGCTGTCCCTTTCCCCATCCGTTCGTGTCTCTTCACATGACAGGCGTGGCAGAGTCCCGCCAGATTGCCGGCATCGAATGCCAGCCGCTCCATCCGCGCGGGGTCGCGCTCAATCGAAACGGGACGGATGTGATGTACTTCCGTGGCGGGTGTCACCACTCCCTCCGCGGCACAGTCCGCGCAGAAGGGGTGACGCGCCAGATGCAGGGCGCGGAGCTTGCGCCAGCGCGTTGTGTTGAGCATCTTGTGGTATCTGTCTCGTGGTGCTGTCATATCCTTTCGTTTATCCTCTGACGCTGTGTCGGGTCTTCCCTGTCCGCCTCTCCGTAGAGAAGGTTCTCTATCCATCCCGTGTGTCCCCCGTCCGGTGTGTCCGGCACGGAGTGGCGCAGGAACTGCACAAGCACCGTGCGCGCCAGGGCGCACGCCGAGGGATAACCGGCATTGCGTGCCTTTTTCTCAAGGCGTGCCCGATATTCCTCCGGGATGCGGATATTGAGGCGAGACGTTGACATGTGCTTTGATGTTCAGGTAGTCCGTTGTTTGCGATTCCTGCAAAGATAACATTTTGTTTTATATTCTCAAACCTCAGACGTTAAATGCCCGGCAAACCATAGGGAATGCCGGGCACGCCACGTGCTGCATGATGACAGATGAATGGTTGTTTATTGCAGCTCGTCGGCTAAATCCTCAAGCTCAAAAGCAATCGTATATAGTGCGTCCTTTAAAACCCTCATTTCTTCTTTTGTGAACTCGCAGGGTTTGCCGTTCTTCATGTGGTTGTTCAGTTTCTGACAGAACCAGCTGCTGGACTTACCGAAGAACCTTTGCGCAATATAAGTGCCGTTGACAACACGCAGAAGATCCTCTTTGTTGAGAAATTGAATCTGTGACAATATTCTGTTCGGCTCTTTTGTTTTGTATTATCCATGATTGTTTTATTTACTCGTTCTTTGCTTTGTCTATCTCATCCGCGTAATCGTTCAAACGTTTGGCAATGTCTCTGAGTGATGCCGATATGGCTGAATACTCATCGGGCGTGAACGCTCTTTTTTTGTTGCATACCGTCATACCTGATAGTTTCTGGGCAAACCAGCTCTGGGTCTTGTTGAAATACCGCTTTGCAAACTTGCTGACATTAAGCAGCCCGTCCAGCTCATGGAAGACAACCCACACCGCCTCGGACTTAAGCTGCATCTGCTGTTTGCGCCGATATTCAGGGTCACAGAACTGCTCAAATGTTATTTTTTCTTTTTCCATTTTTTTGTTAATTTTGCCTCCCGCAATCACACGGGAGGCATTGATTAGTTACTGATCAGTTCAAAAAGCAATCCTCTTATCTGATTGCAGATTGGTTGGTTTTTCTTGGTTTCGATTAGCTCCAATAAATCTAAAATCCGGAAAACCAACCATTTTTTATTATCCATTCATCATTACACCTCCTTTCTGTTTGATGTTACAAAGGTAGTAATAATTTTATTAATACGCAAGTTTTTTAGCACTTTTTTTCGTTCTGTTTCTCATTTTTTTCGTGGTCGGCGATGATTGCCGCAGCAAGCTGATTCACGATATCGCGCTGACCCGCCCCCTTGCCGGTCAACGCGGCGACCATCCGCTCGTCTACCGTCCCCTCGGCAACGAGATGGAACACGCGCACAGGGTATTTCTGACCCTGACGGTGAAGCCGGGCGTTCGCCTGCTGGTACAGCTCAAGTTTCCACCCGGTGGAGAACCAGACGATGCGACGGCCGCCGAACTGCATGTTCAGACCGAATGCAGCAGACGCGGGATGCAGCAGGAGCATCCCGATATAACCTTTGTTCCATCGCGAAAGCTCCGACGGTCCGCGGTAGACCTCTATCGTCCCCCTGTCTCTGTCGGGTCTGTCAAGTGTGTCGTAGTATGAGGGTATGAGCTTTTTGCTCAGACGTGATTCTTTCAGCTTGTCGAAATACGACAGAATCCGGTCCCGGTCATGCTTGTACTGGTAGAACACAAGTATCGGGGAATTGTCCTCGCTCTCGTAGATGTCCTGCAATGCCTTGAGTTTCTCGTCGTGGATCTCAATTACCTCGCGGTCGCCATACTCGTTAAGGTTGTCGGTATATATCGCGCCGTTGGCATACTGTGAGAGCTTGTTGACAAGAGAGGCGGAAGAGCCGGCAAGAAGCGGCTCACCTGTTTTTTTGAACTCCAGCACTTTCTCGGTCTCGAATTCCCTGTAACGCTTCATGGTCGCTTCATCAAGACGCACCGGCACGTTCTCGGCAATCAGCGGAGGGAGTTTGAGCCAGTCTTCGGCACGCATGGCGAGAGCGATGTCGCTGATTGCCGACAGGATCTCCTCTTTCGCGCCTTTTTTCGGGATGATTCTTATCGGCACATTGTTGTGGGTTATGACCGTGAACCAACGCTCGCGGAAATGGGTCACGTATTTCCCGAGCCTTTCGCCGCCGTCGATGCAGTAGACCTGCGCCCAGAGGTCGGGAAGACCCTGGGGCGTGGGCGTGCCTGTGAGACCGACCACGCGGGGAACCTGTCCCAATACGCGCCGAAGTGCCTTGAAACGGAGGGAGGAGGGATTCTTGAAACTCGTGAGTTCATCGATGATCACCATGTCGAACGGGAATTTCTTTTTGTAACGCTCGCAGAGCCACACAACCGAATCGCGCCCGATCACGTAGATGTCGGCATCCGCCTCCAGCGCGGCGTTACGCTGACGGGCACCTCCGATGACGTTGCTCACTCGCAGCCCCGCCAAGTGGTCCCATTGCGCCGCCTCGCTGCTCCATGTGGATTCGGCGACTTTCTTGGGAGCTATCACCAGAACCTTCTCCGCCTCGCCGTAACGCGCCAGCCTTTTGACCGCGCTCAGACATACCACCGTTTTGCCGAGTCCCATCTCAAGGAAAAGAAGACAGCGCGGATGACTGATGATCCATTCGAAAGCCAGCCGCTGGTATTCGTGGGGAACAAATCTCATGACTCCCCCCCTTTCTTCCCGCGTCCGCCGGGATGCCGGGGATTCTTCCACCTGTCGATGATCTGTTCTGCCTTGCGCCGGCTGTCGCAGATATAGACCGTCTGCCCCATGTCTTCGCGCAGCCGGCGGATGCGTTCCGCCTGCAGCGATGTCGGAAGCTGTCCTGCTGTCTTCATCTCCACCCAGATCACCGCCCCGTCGGGGAAAAGGAGAATCCGGTCGGGATAGCCCGTGGCGTTGGGGTTGTAGTATTTGAGGGGAAGACCGCCGGCGGCTTTTGTCAGCTCGCAGAGATAACGCTCCAGAGACTTCTCCGATTCTGCGGCGTTTTTGCTGTATTTCCGTTGTGCCATATGAAAAAAATTAGTAAAAAATCTTGAAAAAAATTGCTTAATTCAAGATTTTTCACTAATTTTGTAATGCAGTCGGGAGCGACTGCGAGGGATAAGCCCTCTGTCCCGAAGTTGAGGGAAAAACCAAAAGCGGAAAGCCATGAAAGTTACAGGCAAATTAATTTTCAAATGGTGGAGGTTCAAAATTACGATTGAAGTCAATTTCTGAACTTCGGGAGGGTGGAAGCCCTCCTCCTTCCGCTTTTGATTTGTCGCAAAGTTAATTTAAAATCCTGAATTATGCAAAATGTTGAAAGTTCCGCCGGGTCCTGGGGCGGTGCCCGCAAGGGAGCCGGACGAAAGAGAATGGAGAAAGGGAAGTATTACGGTTTCAACTCGACTCCTGATGTGGAGGCGATCCTTGAAGCCGTCGAGGGGTCCAAGGCGGCGTATATAAACGCCGCCGTACGTGCCTATGCCAAGTCGCAGCAGCCATGATCAAGGACGGCGTTATAAAGGTAGATGTCCTCTTTGCCGATGAGACCGTCTGGCTTACACAGAGCCAAATGAGCGAATTGTTTCAACGGGATATAACACTTATATCCCGACATATCGGCAACGTATTTCATGATGGAGAGCTTGCGGAGGAAAGCAATTTGCATTTTTTGCAAATTGCAAATTCTGACAAGCCTGTGAAAATTACAGTCTTGATGTCATTATCTCGGTGGGATACAGAGTCAAATCCCGACAAGGCACTCAATGCCTCTTGGTGTAATTGGGTTGCCAAATATATTTTCAGCATACGCCTTTGCTTTTTCTTCTGTTGTCATATCTGTTTGAGTTATTTTTGTTTGGGTCTCCGATGTGCCGCCGAGGGTGGCGGCTTCTCCGTATCCGAGCCTGTCACTCATTGTGACGGCAGCGTAGTGGGTTATTCTATGGTCTCCCTGCCGGACTGCTTTCTTCCACCATTTGCGCTCTCTTATGAGCCGCGAGGAAAGTCTGTATCCGAGAAAGCCGCAGCCGTAAAGGAAAGCCACGGCGAAGATGGTCAGCGCGGCTGTCAGTAATCCGAACAGCACCCAGCCGCAGGTCGTGATTGTTGTCTCCATGTTCTCTTGCGTTAGAATTCAAAATCAAGGGTATATTGTATTGGTCTCTTTCGTTGATCGTTCAGTGCCTTTTCGACGCTCCTGGCATGAATGGGACACTTTCCTGTGTACGGGCATTGTCCGGCTGCTGCCTGTAGGTGTGCTCCGTGCCACTGTTCCCATTCGGTCACTCCGTCCTCCGTGAGGAAGGCTATCAGTTTCATGCAGCCGAAGCCACGCTCTTTCTGTTTGCTGTCGTGGAGTTCCACGATTCCTGTGCTTTGCGGTCTCATTTGTCTGCTGTTTAGAATGGTGCTTCTTCGTCTGTCGGTCTCAGCCAATCATCAAAGTCAAAGTGTGCCGCTTCCGCTGCGTCCTGTGCGCGCCTGCGTTCCTCCTCGACAAGATGGTTGGTGTTGTCCCATTGAGGTTGGTGTTTTGGTCTGATTGTCGCTTTCCGGGGCGGCGGCGGAAGCCGTGACGCGCCGGTGCGGCGGTGAGGTGGAAACGTGGAAACGGGAATCCTGTGATTTTGCGTGGCGTGTGTCCCGCGTGTGTACGGGTGTGCGTCCGAAATATACCGGGACATTGATTTTGTCTCTTTATAGAAATCTCGTTTCCACCTTATAAATATACTTTGTAAATGTTTTATTACAAGTCATTTAAGTGGAAATCAAGATTTTCATTGTTTTCAATCGTCTTGTTGTCCCAAGTCAATTGTTTGCCATAAATTTTCGAGCGTCTTGACGATCCTTTCACCCACTCCGGCTTCAGCGTGTTCAGGAACGCGCCGACCTCCCGGGACTTCGCCAGATAGTCCTTGTCATTTCGGCGCATCCCCAGACCCTCCTGCAGGATCTCGGCTATCGAGACCCACCGGCGCGGCTCACAGGTGCCGTCTATACGGCTGCCCCCGCTCTCGTGCGCGTCATACCATCCGCGACGCTCCGAGGGGGTCATCGACTCCCAGCCGAACGGCACCCACGACTCGATGAAACGAACCACCTCACCGAACAGCGGGTTCTGCAGGTCAAGGTTGTGCGTCTCCTGGGTCTTCCTGGCGGCGCGCTCGTCTTCCGCGTCAAGGAACAGGGGCATCCCGGCGCGGAACAGCTCCACGGCTTCAGCCCACAGCTGGTCGCGGTGCGCGCCGACCCACTCGCGGACCGTCACGGCGCACTTCCGGAGTTCGGGGCGTATCTCGACCACAGGGCTGCGGCGGTTGCCGGTGCCTACGCCACGGAGAAACAGCTCCTCGTTGGTGGTACCCACCACCACGCACTGCCGGGGGCGCACCTCACGCACGCGCCCGTAGGCGGGACGGAACTTGTCGACAAGCCGCGATATAAAGCTCTTCACCGATGCAGCCTCGCTGCGCTTGACTCCTATCAGCTCCCCGATCTCGGCTATCCACACTCCCTGTATCGCTTCCATCCCCTCCTTCCCCTCGATGCTCACCACCGAGTCGGAGAACCACGCGCCCCCCATGATCTCCAGCAGCGACGATTTCCCCGAACCCTCCGGACCCTGCAGGATCACGAAGTAATCGAACTTGCAGCCCGGGCGGAAGATACGCGTCACCGCTCCCCCGAATATCAGTTCGCCGAGACGACGGTTCAGCCTGCTGTCTTCCGCGCCCAGGATGTCGGGAAAGACGCGCTCCAGCCTCCTGACACCGTCCCACTGCAGCCCGTTCAGATAATCGCGCACCGGATGATAGCTCACCGAAGTCACCGCCTTTACGAACGCGTCGGCAATCTTCTCTTTCCCCGTGATGCCGTATTTCGCATCGAACCAGGAGCGCAGGCAGCTGTCGTCGTTGTTGGTCCAGGCGTTCCCCTGCCGTTTCCATGGCAGCTCCCCCTCTACGTCGGTCTCGCCGGTGAACTCGTTGAAGCGCAGCCGCCCTTTGATCTCGGGGTCGTTCATCAGGATGGTCGCCGCCGCCGTGATGGTACTCCGGCAGCTGCCGTCTTTCTGCCACGGCAACGCCCCGTAGACGCGCTGCCACTCTTCGTCCGGATCCCGCTCCTCTGTCCCGATGCCCTCGAAATCCGCCGCCACCCTGCGCTGCCGCTCGGCGGCAAGAAGTCCGGTGACACGCGGATCGCCCATCGCCAGCTCCTCCATGGCGCGTGTGCTGGGCAGCCGCGACATGCGGGTGTCTTTTTCCGCCGACGCGTCGAGATGCCCGAATTTGTGAAGCCTCACCAGGTCCCAGGCGTTGAGCAGCTTGCCGCACACGGGGTCGGTGGCGTGGAACGAGAAGAGGAACCGCCCGCCGTCGAACTCCATGGCGCCGCCGAACGTGGAGCTGCCCACATGCGTGTAACGCCCCCGCGCGGCGCGTGTGTAGACCTCGGGGATAAACGCCGCGATCGCCTCGCCGACGGTGAAGCAGCGGCAGAACGTGCCCACGAGTCCGCGCTTCTCGCGCGGGTCTTCGGCACGCTGCCCCGAATGCAGCAGCGCGGCATAGATGCGCTCCGCCTCCTTGCGGTCGGTCTCCTTGCGTTCCGGCTCTTCGGAAGCGGTGACCGAGAAGAGACGCAGCGCGTCAGCCTCCTCCGGAAGCATGGGCCACGCGCTCTGGTCGCGCCAGTCGGCATAGCTGCCCAGCACCGCGTCGACATCGAGCATCGTCCCGCCGCGCCCCTCTTCGAGCAGCCAGGGCGCGTCCGTGCTCCTCGACGGCCAGAACATGAGGCGCACCGGCTCGAACGTGCTGCGGTCGATTCCGGAGAAGCCTATGCGCTCCGCAACACGGCGCGCCACCGCCCCGTATTCGTCGACAGTCACATCGCGGCTCAGCGGAACCACCAGACGCACCCGCCACGCCTCCTCGCGGTGCTTGTGCGTGGAATGCAGCAGCCAGCGGCAGGGCAACGCCCGGCGCACGTCTTCGACACGCGTGGAGTGGAACTCGTCGTAATCGAGCGTCACCACACTGCGCCGCTCCACGTTGGCGCCCTTGCGGATGCCGCCGCGAAGATAGCCGCCCACGAATCCGCCCACGTCTTTTGTCTGCGTCTGCATCTTCTGACCCATGGCGCGGAACTCGGCGGCGGTCTCCCCGGTGTCAACGCAGTCGGAGAGGCGTGCCCGGAGTTCATCCCATGTCAGCTCCTCGTTGCGCCAGGCGCGCTCGAAGCGGTTTTTCGCCGTGGCTATGCAAAGTTTTCTGTTTTCGTCCATGACTTGTGTTGTTTTTTCTTGTTCCCCCGGAGGGTTCCACCCCTCCGGAGAATGTAGCGTCAAAGATCGTTGAGCGAATCGTCCACGCCGAGATCCATCCCCTCGAAGTCCTTTGCGGCGTTGCCGCCGCTGCCGAGCTTGTCGCCTTTCTCGGTCAGGAGCACGGCGTTCAGTCCGGCGCCGATGCCGTTGGCGGCTCCGGCATAGGGGAAGAAAGTCACCGACACCACGCCGTAGCAGCCCGAGTAGATCTCCTGCGGCGGGATTGGCTCCTGCAGCCTGTTGAGCGTGGGAACGGCGGTCTTGCTGTTCGCCCCGAAATACATGCTGTCCCGGTATGCCTCGTCATCGCGTGTCTCGTCTCCGTCATACCAGGGACCCTCCTTGAGGCGCGGGATCTTGCCGTTCCATTTGCCGGCTTTCCCCATCTGCTTCCCTTCCTCGATAGCCGCCTCGACAGCCGCGATCGTCTCGCGGTCGTCCTTGGGCACGATGCAGCTCACGCAATATCTTTTCTCGATCTGGTCGTTCTTGCTCCAGGGAGCGTCGAGATGAACGAAACTCAGGCGGCACGGTATCACGACCTTGTTGCCGATTCTCTTTGGCTTGATTCTTTTCACATTTGCCATAATTCAAAAATTTTAAAATGTTTGTAGATATTTTTTTTAAAGATCCATCCCGTGGAAGTCGAGCCGCGCGTCCTGCGTCAGCCCGTAGGCGCGGTGCATCGCGCAGTCGGGCTTTGCCCGGCAGAAGCGGCACCACTCCCCCGCATGGCGCGCCCCTTTGCCGATGAACGCCAGACGCGCCAGCGGGTGCAGCTCGTTGTTCGCCCACGCAAGGAGCGTCTCCACGCTCTGCGACCATTCCGAGAGATGCCCCAGACGCGGCTGCACGATGGTCATCCTCACCTCATCGATGGTGTAGCGGTAATCGAACTCGTCGAGCGCGCCCAGCGCGTAGAGCTTCATCTGCGGGTTCTCCACAGCGTCGACCCTCACCCCTTTGCCATACTTGAAGTCGATCACCTCGATTCGCCCGTCGGTGACGATCAGCGCGTCACCGGTGCCGAACCCTTCGGGCACGAAGAACGAGAAGTCGAGCCGGGTCTCTATCAGCAGCCGCGCCCCGTGACATTCGCGCCGCGCCTCCTCGTAGCGTGCGAGCACATGACCGACGAACCTGTCGGTGTGACCCTCCATCTCCTCGCTGTAATAATCCCGCAGTTCTTCGATCTCGATGTCCTCCTCCCTGTGCGGGAGTCCCAGGGCGCGTTTCAGCTTGCGGGCGCAGATGGCGTGCGCCAGACTCCCCTCCTCGGCGTATGCGCTCGTTGTCTCCGGATAGGCGCTCTCGGCAACCGCCGAGGGTGTGCACTCCAGCCACCGGTGTGACGATGAAGCCGAGAGCAGCGCGTGTTTCTTTCCTGTCGCCTGCGTTCCCATCAGAAAGGCATTATCTGGATATCGCCGTCGTCACCGACAGTGATGTTCATGATTTCCGAAATGAACTCCTCGCGTTTAGACTGCGGCAGCAGCGTGGGCTTCACCGCGCCGAGCTGCGCGGCGATGCTTTTGAAAGCGGCGGTGATCTGCCGCTGTCTCTTCTTGGCGTCGGCATCGGAGTCCACGCGGGTCTCCCAGTCATCGCCTATCAGGGCGCGGAAACGCGCGTCCATGTGTGCGCGCAGATTCTCGTCCGAGCATTTTGCGGGCTGCCGCTCCTCCGCCTCTGCGCGCGTCTGGGGCTTCTCCGGCGCCGTCTCGCGGTCGAAAGGCATTTCGGCGGACTCATCCACCGTCTGTGGTTTTTGAACGCTCTGAGGGGCTTCTTTTGCCGTCACGGGGGTCTCCTGTGTCCGGGGGGATCCCGCGGGACGCCCGGCTATGTCGAGCAACACGCGCTCCATGCGGTCGCTGATGTCGAGAACGATGTTCAGTCTGATTTCCATAATCTTCTGTTTTTAGCGGTTTATAATTTTCATTCCATACGTCCGGTCACGACATAGGTCACAGCCTTGCTGCGGATTTTTGCGTCTGTAAGCACTTTGTTCTCCGTCAGCCATGCTTCAAGTTCTGACTTCCTGAAGTAGAGTTTCCCGTTCTTCTTGTAATGCGGGATTCTCTTTTCACTCGTGAGGGTATATAATCCTTTGACCTTGTACCCTGTCAGCAGCGCGGCTTCCTCGATGCCGATAATCTCCTTTGTTCCGAGCAGCATCGCCGCCTCGATTCTGTCGAGCCTTTTTTCGAGATAGCTCCTGATCTCTTTGATTTCTTCAATCATAATAATCCTCCTTTCTTTGGTTTTTGTCGTTGTTTTCCGGTGTGTCGGGCAGCCATCGGCGGCGTTGCGCCATCCGTGCGGCGGCAAGACACGCCACCAGCGCGGCTGCAGCCGCCGTCTTCTGCGCGATGAATTCCGTGTCGGAGACCTCCGCGCCGGGGTCCGAGGCAATCCAGACCACTGCGGCGAAGCCCCAGAGGCACAGAAGAGCGAGCAACGCCCGCTTTGCGATGGCGGTTCTCATGGCTGCTCCTCCTTCTCCCTGCGGATCACTGTCGCCGCACCTGTGTCGCGGCGGTAATGCACACTGAAGCGGCATCCCTCGATGTCTGACATCTTCGATGCCTGGGCGCGGAGCGTGTCGAGTTCCAGCGGTGTCTTTATTATCACTTTTACCTCCGCGCCTTCCCTGATCCGGCGGAAGTCCGCACGGGTCAGGCGGCGCAGCCATGTCCCTCTGCTCATGTCTTCATGAGCCGTCTGCATAACTGTTTTCGTTTTCATCTTTCTACGTTTTGTTGTGAATGGTTTCGTTCTGGTGACCGCGTCTCCGGTCAGGGAGGCGCGGCCGGTGCCCGCCGGTGCTGTTTGCAATCCTGAGAAAAAAAAGTGAAGTTGAAAAACGGCGGGCGATTAAATGGAACTTAGATTAAAACCTGTTTCGCGGCTCTCTTGCCGCCGGTGTCCTCACGGATTGGCCGAAAGTCTTTTTATTATCTCGTTCTCGCGTTCCGACAGCTCCCACACCGTTGACTTCCGCGCCGCCAGCCGTTCAGCCGCCAGACGCTCAGCCGCCAGACGGTCGGAAAGCAGGAACCCGTTGCCGAAAATGCTTTTCTTTGCCGCGCGCTGGCTGTCGAGTTCCCGGATATACTCGCACTCCCGCGCCGGAATGTCGAGTATTATATCGCGTTCGGCGATCTTGTTAAGCAGCGCGCTGCTTATGACATGCGACGGATAGACATAGCGCGGCTGTTCTTTTTTCGTCATGCCCTTCATCCTGTCGGTTGCCTCCTTGACTCTCCTGAAGAGGTCTCCGCGCACGGTGACGCGCAGTTCACCGGGCATCCGGTTCGTGATGAAGCTTGTGCGGACTTCCGCGCCGTTGTCATAGACGATCTTTGCGGCGGCGACTATGAAGGTCACGTTGTCCTCGTTCTTTCCCAATCTTGAGAAAAGGGTCAGCGACGGGGCAAACAGGAAATAACCGATGTTGTGCTCGGCATAAAAATCGCGGATCTCCGCGAGAATCGAGAACGGGGGATTGTCCAGCACAAAGCAGTCGCCGCTGTAGTCGAAATTCCGGTAATCCCCGCCGGGACAGAACGGACGCACCACGCGCTTCCCTTCAAGCGGAATCACGTTCTCGTCAACCCAGTCGCGTATTACATCGTACACGTATTGCGGCGTGTAGCAGTCGTCGGTGGTAAGCTTGGGCTTGAACTTGTCGACAAAGCCGTCGTAATCCTCAAAAACCTCCTTGCGGGTTTTCTTTGTCTGGATCTCCTCCATTTCACCGAAGATGTTATACTGTACAATCTTTGTTCCCATGATGTCCTATATTCTTTTAGTTTGTTTTAGATGACGCGCCAACACCTGCGGCGGAGATTGCGCCGGGCACGAATATGTTTTTGTAAATGTGGATGGTTTCCTCTTCGTCTTTTTTTTTCGGCGGGGAACTCAAAGAGTCCGCTTTTAAAGCCTTTGGAGAAATCGCTTTTTTCATCAATCGAATAAGACGCCTCGCAATGAGATTTCACATCCTCAAGGATGTGCAGACACGTTCTTACAATCACGACGGCCACCGTGTTGCCGTTGTCTTGATTTTTCATTACATTTGCCATTGATTCATTAATTAATTGATTCATTCATTAATTCAGTTGCAAAGTTATATCATTTTATATCATTTTGCAAGAATAAAAGATATATTTTGATATACAAAGGCTTATTTGTAATGATTTTAAATTATAAAAGTATGGATAATACTATAAATGAAAGACTTAGTGATTTTTTAATAAATAAAAATATTTCACAGCAGGAAATCGCCATTAGCTTGGGAACCTCTCAGCCCAATGTAAGTGCAATGTGCAAAGGATATAGAACTATATCAAAAAAGACTGTTGTAAAGCTATCTAATATATTCCCAGATTTAAACGTGGATTGGCTACTGACCGGCGCGGGTTCGATGCTTCGGGGCAGCGGAGAACCAAAAGCGACAGAGGGCGAGGATGCGGCATTGCGCGAGGAAGTGGTGATGCTGCGCGAAAGGGTCAGGAATCTCCAGAAGCTTATCGACGAGAAGGAACGCACCATCCGCATACTGAGCCGCCGCGCCTCTTTTGACTCCGCCAGCCGCCTTGACGAGATGGCATGACCCGACCGATGCCGCGCCGCGATGGCGCGCGCGTCCGACCGACCACACACACCGGCAGCCATCACCGCCAACAGTGCAACACATAAACCACTAATGAGACAGAGCTGAAAAAATCACGTTTACACCTTTTTTCTGATGTAAAAATTTGGATATAATAAAAATTTTATATAACTTTGTATCAGAAAAATAAGAGAGGAGGTGTAAATGAAATGACAGAAAAAAAAAGGTTGGTTTCCATGATATTTCGAAAACTGGATATTATTGAAACACAGGAAAACCAACCTACAGTGAACCTCATCAGAGGATTGCTAAGAGAATTATCAAACATCGATTAACAAAAAGCCCCCGGAGAAGTCCGGGGGCAAAATTAACAAAATTATCATGAATTACCTAAAGAAAAATATACTAAATCCTCAGAGTTACGAGGAAAACCGCGAGAAGTGTGTAAATTACCGTCTGGGCGCGATCAGCACCGCTTTCGATGAGCTTGACGGCATCCTGAACGATTCGGCACTGGTCCGCGACTACATGGAATGCGCCGAACCGGATTTCAACGCAAAGAAAGAGGCTACACAGCTGCTGCGTGCCGCCGATGCATTCAAGCCCGAAGAGGCGCGCCGTCTCGCGGGCGCGTTCCGCGACATCGCCCGCCGCCTGAGCGGTCTTGCCGGAGAGATAGAAGCAGCTGCCGATATAGACTGATAAAAACAAGAGCATGGAGACAAGAAATGAAAAACATGACGATGGCTCATGGATGATAACGGAACCGCACTTTGTTTCAGAGGGCGAGCAGGCACGCCGGGAGCTTATGAGTCACCGTTCCGGCGCGATCACAAACGCCTTCGATGAACTTAACGGCATCATCAACAAATCCGCGTTGACGCGTGATTATTTCCAGAAGTCGCAGGCATGGTTCTCGCAGAGGCTTCACAACTCCCACGTCTGCCGTTCCGATGTGTCGTTCAAGCCCGAAGAGGCGCGCCGTCTCGCTGGCGCGTTCCGCGACATCGCCCGCCGCCTGAGCGGTCTCGCCACAGAGATAGAAGCAGTAGCCGATATAGACTGACATGCAATGTTAATGTTTGTTAATTAATTCATTCATTGGTTAATTAATTTTGTTATTACAAATAATAGCATTATTTTTGTGCAACAAGCTTTAAGAATATGAAATATAAGGAACTGCACAGAATATTGAAAAAAGGCGGATGTATTCAGTTACCCAAACAGACTGCTGGGCATCCTACCTGGTACAGTCCTACAACCGGAATGGAGTTCACCACATCAAACCATGGAACAAAAGAAGTGGCACGCGGAACGCTCAACAGCATACGAAAGATGTCCGGACTCGATTTTTAATCATTCTTTAAAAGCAACGCATAAAAACAAATACGCAGATGAAAAAGGTAAAGGTATATATCGAACGCTCAGAAGACGGCTGTTTCTACGCTTATGCGGCAAATCCCATGATTCTTCCCTACGGACTCACAGGGGAAGGCGATTCAGTCGAACAGGCAAAAACAGACTGGCTAAATGTCTACGAGGCTACGCGAGCGCGTTATGAGGAAGAGGGGAAAACATTCACGGAGGCGGAGTTTACATTCTGCTATGATGTGCCATCGTTTTTGCGATATTATGCCGGCAAATTGACATTCGCCGGGTTGTCGAGGATAACGGGAATATCTGCCGCACAGCTGTCTCAGTATGCGAACGGCTACCGCAATCCCTCCCCGAAGACAACAGAGAAAATCCAGAACAGTCTCCACGCTTTCGGGGATGAGGTTCGGGCAATCACTCTTATCTGAAAACTTTTATTTACTTTTTTAAATCCACCGACAAGGCGCGGTCTCCGTAACGGAGCCGCGCCTTTCACTTTGCGCCGGACGGATCACGTTCCGGGCAGCAGCGGCGGGATGAGCATCGCCGCCTCCTGCTTCTTCTTGTCCATCATTTTCGCGTAGATCTGGGTCGTGTGGATTTCCTTGTGTCCGAGAAGCTTCTGGACCGTGTAGATGTCCGCTCCGAGATCAAGCATCATCACGGCGAAGGTGTGCCGCCCGCTGTGAAAGGTGATGTCTTTCGTTATCCCGGCACGGACCGCCCACCGCTTCAGCTCCATCAGGTAATATGAAGAATAGGAGAAGCAGGGAAACACCCTGTCTTCCGGTTTGCCGCGTTCCCCCATGAAGGCGACCGCCTGAGGGTTGATATCGATGTATTCCTGCCCGCCGGTCTTCTTCTGCCTGAAGACGATCCGCGTGAACTCCCCCTGCTGCCGGACCTCGCTCCATGTCATCTTCTGGATGTCGCTTTTGCGCAGTCCCGTGAGGCAGGAGAAGAGGAAAGCGTTGCGGAGCGCCGGGTACTTGCATTCCGCCCTGACCATCGCACGCACCTCGTCGAGCGTGAGGTAGACCCGCTCCCGCTCCTCCGGCTTGAAGCCCACGATGCCACGCAGAGGATTCCGGGGGATGATGCCGTCTTCAAATGCCTGGTTTATGCAAGCCCGGAATTTGTTGAAGTATGACATCTTGCTGCCGTTCGACAGCGTTTTGTGGACTTCCGTGGTGCGGGCTTTCTTCCTCTTGTCCTGCACACGCGCGGTCTTGTCGAGGTAATCCCTGAAGCCCCGCACGAACGCGGGGGTCACATCGCGGAAGGTCATGTCGGGGCGGCAGTATCTCTCAAGATGCCTGAGCGCGCCGCGCCAGTTGCCCCAGTTCCCCCGGCTGGCGGGGTTCTGCCCCCGCTTCTCGCACATCATGCGGCAATAGTCGAGGAAGTTTGTATCGAGCTTATATCCGTCATCGAAGCCGAAGCGTCCGTTCTGAAACTCGACCACTCTCTGAGCCCGGACAGCGTCCGCGAGTCTGAGGGTATCCTTGTTCTTCTCCTTGTCGGCTCGTGTCTTCTCCGGCACGAGGTAAAGGTTAAGGTATTCGTAGCTCCGCTTGCCATTATGGTAAATATCGAGATACAGCGAAGTGTTTCCGGTCTTGAGGATGCGCTTGCGCAGCCGTATTGGCTCTTTAGATTTATCCATATTCTCGCGATTGTTTTTTTGTTGCTCGTGTTGTTCATTTTTCCTTTGAGCAACAAAATAACAACAAATAATACGGAAATACAAATATAACCTACCGAAAAAGCATTTTTTCTCTATCTACCCTATTACGTTGATTCTCTTTTACTTTTTTCGTTTCGTTTTGGGATTATTTCCGATTCTTTTCTTTGTTGCTCTTCGCGCTTTACTTTCCAATGCAAAAAGTGTAAAAAACATAAAAATATCCTTTTCATAAAAATAAACTTTTAGAACTTTAAAAAGACTTAGAGTGTGTTTACTTTTAACTTAGGTTGGCATAAAGATGGATTTCTGAGGGATTTCAGCGAGTTGAGAAAGGAGCAATTTCCACATTGCGACTGCCTAAACTTGGCTGAAAGCACCAAAAAGACACTTTATGATGACTTAAAGAATTTCAAGAAACGTATTTAGCTTTAATTCGTGTTAAAAGTAAACACACTCTAAGGTGTGATGTAACGCGAATGCGACCGGTTTCACAACCAGCCGCATTCTCGTGTTTTCCATAATACTTTTTCGAACTAACCTAACATCATGAAACGATTTTCTTTACTCTTATAACATAACGCACAGAAAAAAAGTTCAGAAAATTCAAAAGTTTTTCTCAATTCCAACATTTACTAAGTTCTCTCCGTTATTTTCTATTTTACCGTAAATTCCGGGAATCTCTATTTTGATGGCCAACCGCCTGCCAATTGTAAAAGATCTATGTTTACAGTGCTTAGGTTGTAGCTCCCCATCAAACCTGTTCCACCATCTATGTTGGAATAGATTTTTGTCGGTTCCATAAGTCCCAATGATAACAGATTGCCTTTGAACGCACTTTCATCATAGTCCATTGATAAAACACTTACCATATACTCGAAATACGACTTTGAAATTGAGTATAGTTTAATCTTCCGAGGCAACCGTTTTATCATTCCAACCAAGGGGGTCTGTAAAACCTCACTTACGGTGATTGTATATAGTTCTCCCTCTATTCCTTTATCTGAAAAGGGATACCCAAATACGCCATCAGGTTGCCAACCTTGTATATCTTGATTAATTGTATTTGCCAATACTTGAAAAACATAATCTGCCGTATAATCTACCTGTCCCATCTGTGAAAACTCATCTACCAATGCATCATCTTCAATTGCAAGAAAATAGAAATTTTCCGTATCTGGCGTATCCTGAAATGTTATTTTGTATGTAAAACGGTAGTCTGTATCCCAAAATATGTGCATCGGTCCCTCTCCTGTTGCTTCCACTTTTTCTATTGCCACTTTACGAGGAATAACATCATATGAATAAACTGTATCCGAACTTTCGATAATATTAATTTTATATAACTCACCCTCAATGGGTTTCTGTTTAGAAAGATACAGCCCTGAGTCTCCATTGTACAACAGTTTCTCCCATTCACCACTTTCCCCGGCAACCTGAACATTAAGATTTGTAATAGGTTTAAAGGTAACATGTTTATCTGAAAAAAAATATGGATGAGTAACTGAAACCCCTATTAAAGAATCCGGGTTCAAGATAGAATTTACAACTAACATATTTTCAATATCTGAATTTCTATAATCATTTAGATTCAAATCTTGTTCACACCCGGAAAAAAGCAATATAACTAACATCGCTGTTAGAAGATTGATATACCTAAGATTAGTCATGACCGATTCAAAAATTTAAAGTATAGGAAACAGAGGGAAGTATAGGTATCAAGCTAAGTGTTTTAAATTTTCGATATTCTCCATTATTATCCCATTCAGTGTTAACATAGCTTTTAATCACAGTAAAGGGATTCATGCGACAGTAGGCATTATATAATCCGAAATCCCATTGATATGTCAGTCTATTATTGATACGTCCTTTAAAGCTCAAATTGAGATTAAGCCTGTGAAAAGCCGGAAGCTGCACATTATTGCGGCCTTCATAATAATCAATTCCGTCTTGACGTCCACCATCCGGGTCCAAAGGACTTACAAAAGGTGCATCTGGGAACGCTACGTCAGGAGGTGCCACATTATATAAAGACAGAGTAGCTCGGTTGCCGGTCATATACTCCCATTGTCCGGTAAGTTCGATTTTATCATTAATATTCCATCCTATAGTGATATCAAATTTATTACGATTGTCAAATTTTGCAGGATAACGTTTCCCTGAATTTATATCATTAAATTGTCTCCAGTTCCACATAAGTCCGTAGGCAACATTCCAATGTAGTGATTTGAAGCTACCAACCATCTCCAAATCAAGTCCGTAGGCACATCCTTTGCCAAAAGTCATTTTTTCATACCATGGCAACATTGTAGTTGTTATGCGTGTATTGGTTTTATATTCAGTCAAGTTTCGCATATTCTTCCACCATAATTCCGCCTTAATATTGAATGCATGTTTAAACCTCTTGAAATATCCTATAGAATATATATCACAAAGCAAAGGTTTATTATAACTCGCAGTTGGGAACCAGGCATCTGATGGGAGATACATATAATTTGAAGACACTTGCTGTGCATATTGCGTCATGCGTGAGTATCCAATACTGAGACTCGATTTATATGGCAAATTGATTTTAATATTTAATCTCGGATCCAAATTCCAATGTTTTATATACCTGCTTATATAATGATTCACTCTCAATCCAACAGCACCTTGCACGCAATTGGCAATATTCCAGTAAAACTCTCCAAAACCTAATAAAAGAACATTCTTCGAATGGTTAGGAAATGAGTATGCAGTTGTTCCCAAACTATCTTCACTATAGCTGACCGATGGATTACCTAAATTATAATCATACCATATCTGTTGCAGTCCGACCTCTCCTTCCAGTCCATTTATAATAGGGAAACTTAACATTTCTCTCATTCCTATTTGTAATACCGACGGATTTATTTTAGTTATTGCAGTTAAGCCACCCGTATGATCGCTATCATCCATATTTTCTTGAGAATCTGTAGAAAAAGCTTTTGATACAAACGGCTGAATTTTTATGTCACCTATCGGTGTTGAAAGCCGATATGTGAAAGCCGCACCCCAATTTCCCCAAGACATTTTATTGATATCTTTCTGATATACAAGCTTGCTATTATCAGGGTCAAACCGCTCATCTCCCAATTTAAAATTATCTTTTCCATAGAATAACAACAAGGACATGTCATTTCCTCGTCTGTCCATTGCACTAAACTTTATCAACATATCGGTGAAATTATATTGAAAGATACTTTTCTTACCCTCCGATTTTTTCGAGGAGTTTATTATTGCAAGTACAGGTGCTGATAACACATCAAACCAAGTACGGCGCAAAGCAATCGACAGGGCAGATTTACCTTTTTTTATTGGCGTTGAGAAGTATAATTGACCACTGATCAAACCTATTGAAAATATACCGGTAGTTTTATTATAATCTGGTCTTTTTAATCCTATATTAACGATGCTTGATACCCTTTCCCCGAATAGGGAAGGGAAAGCTCCTTTATAGAAATCAACGTTGTCTATAGAATATGTGCTGAATGTTGAAAACAATCCTCCGAAATGATATACATTTAATAATGGTAAACCATCAAGAAGATAAAGATTTTGGTCAGTTTCACCTCCTCTGACATACAGACCGGCAAAACCCTCTGTCCCAGACACAACACCAGCTGTAGTCTGTAATGCTTTTATCACATCATGTTCACCAAATAATACAGGTTGTTTATTTATTTCAATACCTGATATTGACATTGCTCCGATTCTATCCTTCCCTATTACTCTTACCCCTTTGACAATCACTTCGTCAAGTTCTCGAGATTGTATCAAAGAGTCAGATAATACCTTCTTATTATCAGCCGATTGGGGATATAAAGAATATGAAATCAAGAGAATGCCTCCTAACGCTGACACTCTCTTGATTGATGTTAACATTTTCATACGAAATTACCTATGTAGGCGACAATAAGTATGACATCAAAATTATTTAATGTATTGATTAGTCAACGCATCTTTTTGTGTCTTTCCGGTGCTTTAAGTGAGTTCAATCAGTTACAATGCACGCATTGCTCCTTCTTGAACCTGCTTAAATCCCTCAAAAATCCGCTAAAAGTATGCATTAACTAATTTGCGAGTCATACTTAAGAAATGATTTATATGTTAAGATTTATTTTCATTTCTCCCAATGATACCACACCCGTGATAACAATAACCTTTTCATTTATAGTATCTTCTATTGTAAACGCACATCCTTCTTCCGTACCCAAAAGAGGAATATTCTTATATTCCTTAACATGTTCATTGGGAATGATGTCAACAAATTTGAAATCAGCCTCTTTCAAATACTTGGAATCAAATCTTACATAGCCATAATCTTCAATAGCCGAGCCATTGATTGTGACATATAGTTTCCAAATTCCATCTTTCTTATATTCTCCTGAAAGTAGCGATGTGATGTAATCTTCAGGATCATATTCATTCTTTGAACAGCTATTTATTCCCATTACCAATAGCAATGTGAATATAATGATAATAAATTTTGTTTTCATATTTCTTTAAATTTTTATTGCAAAGTTAGATTGAATAATCTATAACGTCTCACTTTTTATTGATTTTAATTACATTTTGAAATAATACAAATATCAATCTATCAACATATTAGCCCATACATCTCTACATTAATTACATTTTTCTAAAAACTGTTACATTTAATTATTATTTTGAACATTATGTCATAGCATATATGATAAAGCGCATGTATCTGTCTCCACGATGACGCATTGACTGGATTCTGATACAGCTGTAATTTTGCAGAAAAATTACAGCTATGAAAG